CTACACAAAAGACCCCGAGATTGCACCTTTCGAATCCGCTGCACCTCCGGCCAAAGACGTTCCGTTCTATGGTGAGCCGTCTGAAAAGGCCATCACTGCGGGTCCGATTACGTTTTACGATCCGCAAAAAGGCGCACCTGCAATCTTCGGAGAGCCGACAGAGGCGTACGAACCGTTCTCTATGTTCGGTCTTCCCAGCTTTGGAATCGAAATAAAGACAGAACAGACCTTCGACAAGCTCAGAGATATTGACTACAGCAAAATGAGCAGCATTGCTTCTGTCGGAGAGGTTTACAACCTGTCCAATCCCGAAGAAGTTGAGCGAATAAACAGACAAACCGGAATAGTAACGCGAGACGGAAACAAAATCCCGTTTCCCCCCGACAGTGACATCAATCGCAGAATAAAACTCTCTGATCAATTCGGAGCAGTCGCATACTTTCGTAGGAAAGAAGGTGCGGATGATGTCGTGACGAAAATTCCGTGGGAAGCAGCAATCACTAATCTGATTCAGGCTCCGGAGGATTTTGCTGAACGACAGCTTCGCATCCCTATGAAGATTCCGGGTACTGATCTCGCCTTGCCTCCCACACAGCATCAGCGTCTCATGGGATTTGACAAGCTTATGCTCACAGTCCCGAATTACGCAGAGCCTGACTTGCGTATGACAGAGGCTCTCAAGGCCATGAGTGTAGCTCTTATCGAGCAAAGCGAGAATCATCCGGAACTAAAAGACGCACGTACCCGTTTTCAAATCCTAGAATATGCCCGTGCCACAGACTTTGCTAATGGCATGTCTATTATTCCGGAGTACGGAAGAACGGCAGCTAGGTTTGCTTTCGAGTTTGGGGGGTGGGCTATCGGGGAGAGCGTACAGGCTCTTTCCCAAGTACCTGCGTTTATCTCAGATGGCAATATCCCAGCCATTCCTAACGTGGGAATCTTCGACAGTCAGGCTCGTCAAGAAGCTATAACCACAATTCTTCCGCGACATGCAGACGAACTACAACGTCGTATGCTGAACAACGGTATCGACATCTCCTACGGCGCAGCGGAGTATCTGTCGCGCTACTCTATGGGTCTTCCTCCGCGTCTTGTTGGGAATGCTGTCGAGATTATCATGCCTACAGCCCTAGCGTCTAAGGCAAAAGCCGCGCTTTCCACAGCGGATTACGCAGCATTCAAGCTATACAGAGAGAACGCAATTAAGGCGGGTCGCGCTGATACGGATTCATTCAACTTCTTGCAGGAATTTATAAACGAAAACAAGGCGTCGTTTGTTTCTCGTCAGATATATTCTGTAATGTCTTCCAAATCCGTAAACAAGGTTTTGGCCGGAAGACCCGCAAAGTGGGCACGAGTCGGAATTGTTGACCGGCTCAACGCGGGTAAAAACATCGACGAGATCACAAATCTCCCCTTAGAACGTCGCACAGAATACAACAACATTCTCAACATCCGCAACAACTCCATAAAGACTCGCGACGACATCAACGCAAGAATTGCTAACGAGAACCGTGCGCCGACACCGGGCGAGTTGCTCCGCATTGAAAAGGCAGAGGCGCGTATCAAAGAAGCGAACATCGATTTGCTTGCGGAGACAGCCGCACAGAATGTTCCTCAATTTATGCGTACGGTTGCAGAACAAAACAAATACTTTGTTATCGGAGCCTCAGTGGGCGGTCAGTTCACCCAAGCAATCGGCGGTGATCCTGCACTCGGTGAGGGTATCGGGATGATTAGCGGGCTTGTAGTCATGGGCGGAACCCGTGTCAACAAAGCCTTGAAGTGGGTAAAATCCACAATGCCCGGAGCAGAACAAAAGAAAATTGATCTTGCTGAGTTTGCTGCACAGGGCATAAACACGTTCGACCCCGAATACTCCGAAGCAATCCTAACACGAGTCGGATTTTTGCGTGAGCTTCGCGATGAAATGATTGCGGAGGGCGTGACTCCGGAAAACGCACAGATGTCTATCGGGCAGCTTACAGGACTTGCAGTCTTGCAGTCTCTCGACGCGACGACCCGACAGAATATCAGTGCAAAGCAGCTAAAGAAGATGGGACCGGAAGTCCAAGAACTCATCGACATTCACAGCGTAGAAAAGCGTCTTGTCGAAGAACTTCGCCTTGTCTATTCGAACATGAGGGAGTTGGATTATCCGGAAGGCACCGCAGCAAACCGTATGCAAAAGCTTCTTGCGGAAGCTATCGATTGGGCTGACGCGGATATCACACAACGAGAGGCGGACTTTAATGACCTGATCTCTGCGACATCAGCTAAAGTGACAGCTATGATCGGAGACTCGATGGGCAAATCCTTGTATCTCACGGATCTGCAGCGCACCGAAATTGAGCAGTTCGACACGATGCTTTCACGTCTTGTCGATATCGGAGTCGAACTCGGTCAAAACACAATAGACGAGATCGAGAAGATTGCAGAGGTTCGGACATCCGCAGCCTTTAACATCGCAGAAGCAAAAGCCAACGAGGCTATAGGCATCTTGAGTGACGTTTCTTCAGGCCAAAGACAACTTTCCGAAGTTGTTCCTGAAGACGGATTCAAAACTTTCGGTCGGAATGTCGTGACAAAACAAGAGGACATTCCCCGGTTCGGAACCGGATACCACATCCAATCCGCTGTCTACGAAATTAAACACGTACGCGATAGAGAACAGGCAGCAGCCGGATTCCGCGTCCTTGACAGAAAACAATTTCTCGATGGAAACGGGAATGTTATCGGGTCCGAGCCGTATGTGGATGGCGGGCAGATTCTGGACAGCCTAGTTCAGGCTTTGGAGATAGATTCAGGGGTGCAACTCTTAGATTTCGTTACGGGTAAAACTGTATCCCCATCCGCAGTTAACGCCTCTGTTGCAACCCTCGACAATAAAGCAAGAGAATTCTTCGAACTTATGGCCGACGAAGGAGAAGACGTTGGTCAGACGATAAAGAATGCCGTAGAACTCGCCGCAGATGATCCCGGCTTCTCTGCTCAATACAAGAATCTTTCCAGCCTGAAGGGTAACAAAGATGCTCTTATCGCTGCTGTGTATCAGCGTCATATAGCAGCACAGCAAGATACAGCAATCGATACTCTAAAGATTTCTTTCACTGCTCTGCGTAGGTTCGATTCGATGTTCAAAGAACTTGGCTACCGGGCCACAAGTCGAGGAAATGCAGAGGCTGCAAAAAAATACGAAGACGTGGGCACAAGCATATCTGCGCTGTTTAACGACTTTGTTGTTGATGATGCGGCTGGCAACTCCGTTCCAGTCGGTCAGCTTTCTGTTCAACTCGAAGAGGGAGCAGACCCCGTTCTTGTAATGGACGCTCTTCGTACCTTCAACCAGCAATGGACGGACTACAAAGCAACGTGGTTTGACAATGCAGAAATTTCCAGACAGATGGCGTGGGGCGACAGGAATGCTCTAACTCCGACGCCCGACAATCCACTCGGATTCAGGCCCAAAAATAAAACGTCCGACCCGCGTACGTGGTTCAACTTTAATAGCATGTCCGCAGATAATATCGGGGCTACGTTCGAATCGTATCGGAATGCTATCGGAACACCGATGGAGATAAAGGGTGGGGCGAGGCATATCGATCCCGACTCCGATGTAGGTAGAGCTTCCGTGGCTGCACTCAAAGTTCAAGTCGGAGAATGGATACGCGCCACAACTCAAAAGTCCGATTTTGATCTCACATCTATGGACGAGACTCTCAAGCTCATCGAAACCACATTTGTGGGTGTGAATTCGAAGGGCGAAACGGTTCCGCTGATGCCTGAAATCGGTCGCATAATTGACGACACAATGGGTATCGACTCCGGTGCTGTGAACGCGCAGGTGCTTGCTGAAGCGCGTAAAGCAGAAGATGCGGCAGTCAAGGCTCAAACTTCTGTGTGGAATCGCCAGAAAGATGCATACACAAAGGATATGAATTCCGTGATCGGTACTCTGCGGAATTTCCTTCCGGGTAAAACGTCTCCGGCGCAACTCATATTTGCTCTTTCGGAGGGAGGTCCGCAGCTTGTAGGGGATTTCCGAAGTGCAATGAAGCGGACTAAAAAGGCAGACGGATCCGCGTTCACAGACGAAGACATCGACGTAATTATGGGTGACATGGCTGTCGAAGCTATCGAAACATCTGTATTTCCGTCTACGGGTAGATACGACGCAGACCCAAGAAATCCGGATCGCCTGATTCCGCAGTACGCATTCAATGCAGACGCTTTGGCTGATTTCATCGGCTACAATGATCCTAGCAAGGCCCGCGTCATTGAAAGTGCTATGGGTACTCGTAGGTATAAGGTTGCGACACGGATGCTTGAATTCATCCGAAACAAAGAGAACACGTCGCTTGGTGGCTTGAGTGTATCGGGCATCCCTCGTTCGTTCTCTGTTGAATCGTATATCTCCAGATTCTACGCCATCAATCGAGATGTTATTGGCCCTCAGTATGTTGCAACGGAATCTATCCTGCAACGTATGCGCCAAAGAAATTTCAGCATCGTACAGGCAGCCCTTACAGATCCGAAAGTTGGTGAATTGTTCCTTGAGATGCTTGAATCCGGAAAGCCTCTTCCCCCAGCAAAAGAGAAGGAACTGCAAGGATTGCTTGTCGCAGCATCTGTAAAGCTAAACTCAACCCTGTCGCGGGAGCAATCCGTCGGAAGAGAAGACATCTTCGGAATGCCCGGATGGAAAGTACGGCAGCTTACGGAAGAGCCGTACGGCGATAGCATGTTCCCATATCATCCCGAATACAACATGGAATTCATCAAAAGAATTCCGCTCGGACGACCCCTACCTTAACGGAGAAACCTATGAAAAACTACAACAACGGGCCTCGCAAATCCGGATCGTACGCTTGCGGTGGAAAGACCCGCAAGCCTATGATGTACGGCGGCATGGCAACACCAAAGAAAAAACCCCGCAAGAAAGCTCAAGCGGGGGGTATGATGTCTACGACACAACCGCAGCAAAACATGCAGCGGAGAAATCAGATGCAGCCTATGGGTATGCCAATGATGGCAGAAGGCGGCGAGGCTAAGTCAAATCGAGGAGATATTCAGATGATGTCTGAATTAGGCAGACAAATGTCTGATAAAGATATGAAAAGAATTCGCGAGATTATGGAAAAAATGACGGCTCAAGGAAGGGAAGATATCGCAAAGATGATCCGGAAAAACTACCGCTAAATATAGCCACCTGACTTTTCCATCATCTCATCCGACATAGATTTCAAGTAACGAAGAAGGGATGCTGCAGAGTGTGCGCCGTCATACTCCGGCATCCCTTCATTCATTGTACGCTCGAACTCTTCCGGACTTACGCAATCCGTGAGCAGTTCGACGTTTCCGTTTTGAAGCAGATTTGCTTCGAACTTAAAGAGTGTGGCTTTATGCTTCATCGATTTGTTTCAACTCGCTGATCGGAAGATTATAGCAGTCGGCCTTGAAGACAAACCCGTTGTCCGGATCGATGTCGCCACGGCGGTATTTTGTTGCGCGGTCGTAGAAGTCCGCCTTATCTATCTCCCCCAAAATCCATGCCTTCGAGGTATCTTTCAAAATTCGGACAAATATATAGCTGTCGCAGTCCTGCTTCGAACCGTGTGCTGCAACAGAGCAATCGTAGTTTTCTCGTGGCGCAGTGCTGCACCGCTTGGTCTTCACGTCGATTCTCCGACCGTCTTTAATCAGATCGTAGTCGTAGGTACTCGATTCGGTTGCACCCAGAACGTCCGCTACAATAACCTCCCCTATAGCCCCAACAACATTACTGAGACTTCCGGTTATGCTGCCCTGTAGATTTCCTACAGAGGCGGCTTTTCTTTTGGCACGATTAAGAATCTGTGTAGTTATCTGAATCGGAGTCATTGAAATCCTCAAACACAAGAAGTATGGCTTGTTCTGAAATGTTAAACCATTCGCCCTTTCTTTGCAAGGAGTATTTATCGAATAGTTTGTGCATCGCTTTTTCGTCGTCGTGTCTGTTCTCAGATTTTAAGGATGCTAGTATTTTGTAGTCCCTATACGGGGATCCTGTTTGATAGTTGTTCAGACGATCATCTGCGTTTACAGCCTTTCCGATCTTTGCCCAGTTGGGCCACGCCGGATTCACGATGGCGTAAACATATCCCTCTTTTGTCTTTTCGATTTCTTCGTGGGACCAAGCATCATCAAGTGCGCGATATCTTCCGGGCTTGTGTAGGGGATGAGATTTGGGAATGTATCTGCCGTTAACAAACATACGAGAGGTGTTCTTCTTTGCATGAGAAGTAACACGTCTCCTGTTCCCGTCTCCGGGCTGTATGTACCACCATTCTCCGTCCATATAGATGGCATCTTTTCGGGTGTAGTTTTTAAGATTTATCGGCATACTTTTGTTTTTCTTTTTGCCATTCCTCATACGACGGATGGTTGCGGGGCGGGTTCCACTGTATCCATCCGTCCCCCCGCTTCCACACCGGCAATGTAGTCTTCGATGTCGGGTTGTCTGTCTTCTTCTTGGGCATCCGGCATCCTTTCCAAGCCTTCAATGATTCTGCGCTGCAGAGCCTCTGAGATTAAACCGGCACGTGTGTCCTCGTCCATCTCGAATGTGACGACTGCACCGCCGTCCTTGAGTTCAACGTACTCTATGACTTCAAGCCGCATTGAGGTCTACCACTTCGCACACGCCAGCCGTACACGCCAACTCCCGTGAGCCGGACGTGTTGTCTTCACGCTCGTACTCCGACAGGGCTTGCCAGTCAATCTCCAAGCCACCATACGCCTGTTGCCACTCCGCATAGTCATCGGCTTCGATGTCTTGATACGGAGCCTGTTGGTATGTGTGATCGGAGTGTGGCAGGAATGAAACGCCCGACGCAACGTCGAAGTTTTCGTACACCCACGCACCCACGTCCATCCACTCGTCTTCCTTTACCGTGATGGTAACGGACGGCTTGTGTTCGCACCAGTTGATTGCGTACGTCTTCCACAACTCTAGCTGTTCGATAGCCGTCATCGCATCACGTGTCACGGCACCGTCGGGTGCCTTCATCGCAAACGAGAAGACAGTCGTGTCATTCGGCTTGGTGACATCCGCCTCGTTGTATACCCCTTGCTCCTTGAGGAACTGCGTCAGGGGGTCTTTGTTGTCCCCGCGAACGGTACGAATGTAATAGTCGTTGTGTCTAGCGTGAATGCCGCTTGCAGCGTCCACCAGTTGCGACACAGTACCCGACGGCTTTACACAGGTGATGGCAGCCGACTGCGGAATACCAAGCTTCTTTGCGTACTCCTTGTTCGTCTCGACGGCGACTCGCTTCATTTCTTCGAGCCAACGAGGGGAATCGACGGTCTTTGACAAAATCGGATGATCCATGATACCAGTCAAGGATACGCCCAACAAGCGTTCTTCTTCTGTGTTTGTCTTCCATACTTTCCTCAAGTATTTGAAGTCGGTGAGCGTAGACTGCAGGGTACCCAAGATAGTTGCGAGGCGTACCTTGCGCTTCAACGAGTCTAGGGTGTCGGATTCGCGTACGACAACCTCTGACAGGTTACAAAACTGATACGGACGCAGGATGATTTCCGAACACGGGTTCGTACCCCACATATGACCAACCTCACGGCGTCCGTTACGGCCCACCTGTACGTCAGCAGCCTCACGGTTGAAGATACCCCGCTCACCCGACTTGGAGTCGTAGAGGGCAAGCCACTCACGCATAAACGTACCCATCTCGGGCTTACCCTTGTACGCGACGGAGTTGTTTGCCAGTCCACGCTGTCCGTCACGATAGATACCTCTTTCAGGCTCATCCCACCACTCACCGGACTTAGCGTGACGCATCTGATCATCGTTCAAGTTGCTCAGTGAAATGAGAGCCGAGCGACGTACGCCCCCAACGACTACGATTTCTCCGATCTTGCACATCAGGTCGTGGCACTCAATCGGGAAAAGGCGACGGCCCTGTGCCTTCTTGAACAGTTTCACAGTGAACTTGAACAGATCATCTAGAGGTTTGGGGCCGGACGCACGGCCACCCATAGTCTTGAGGCGTTCACCGGACGCACGTACGCCTGACAAGTCCCACTCTGGCACCTGACCTACATAGAGGAGACCGATGAGTTCGCGGAGAGACTTGGCCCATCCCGGCTTGGAGTCGCCCACCCTGATTACGGTATCCGTGTCGTGCATCGCATCACTGACCACTGGAAGCTTGTCCACGTTCTCCCGCTCCACAGAGAAGCCCACACCCGTACCACACATCAGAATATACATACACTCGTCGAACGAGCGGGGACTATCCACAGGGATGTACGAACAGTTGTAGCCACAGATGTTGTCACGGGCCAGTGCAGGTCCGGATGTCATCATGGCCCGCATCGATGGCATAACCTCAAGGGACATGATTCCATCTGCAATCTCACTGGTCAGTGAATCAGAAAGCTTATACCCGTGGTTATCACGCACATGGCCACCCATAAAAGAAACATACCTAGATACTGTTTCATCCCAGTTCTCCCTGCGTTGTTCGTCGTCCATCCAACGAGCGTATCGCGATTTGTGGATAAACTGTTGGTATGGTGTTGGTAGCATATTATTCATTGTTTGTTTCCTCAATAAGTTTGTCCAAGTACCAGCGGGCTTTTTTCAGATCTTCAACGCCGTTCTTGTAGCGGTAACGCCACAGGTACTTTATTATGTTTCCTTGCAGGTAGTATTCGTAGCCATCACTCGTTGCAGCTTCGATAGCATCGATGCACTCAATACCTGCTTGATTGTAGTGCGGGGGCGAATTCACCATGTCGGCTCTTTCCGCATAGAACGTGTCGAGCAACTTCTCTTCGTCTTTGCCCAACTCTTCAAATTTCTTTTTCATGTACGCCTCGTGTCTCATCGAATCAGGGCTTATCATCTGTTGTCGCCATTGCCGACGATCTTACCTGTAGACCTTCGCTGTTGCAAC